TGACGGTCAGCATCGGCCGCTGGTATTTGTTCATGAAATACCTGAGCCAGTGATTGATCTCTTCAATTTTCATGTTTGGCTGGTAGTATTCATCAACGATATACCAGTTGCCATCGGTATTGAAGCTCATCACGACAATAGCCGTTGGGTCTTGCACCCCAAAGTCTAACCCAAAGAAGTACGCCAGCGGCTCGGAGCCGTTCGGATACTGGTCATTGTTGATGATGCCGTAGTTCAAGATCTCGGAGTAGACGCGCCCAGCCGCGAAGGTAAACTTCGATTCATACTCTCGGGCAAAGCGAATCGGGTCGGTTTCGCGCTTCAACCGCTCCCACTCTTCCTTCGGGAAGCTCGGGTTGTCGCGCGACTCCCAAGTAATTAACTCGTAGTCCGTCTGGCCTTTTTTGTAAACCGCATCGTAGATCCAGGAGTCAGGGTAGATCGAGGAGGTAATCAGAATCCGCCCCTGGGTGGTCGCGGTTCGGGATCGTAGAACAAACCAGCCCTCTTCATCAAGGCCGTCGCCCTCATCAACCCACTCCCAATGGAGATTCAAGCCCTTCAAGTTGCCTGGTTCGTCGAGCGAGCGAAAAAAGACCTTGCGGTTGCCCGGCAAGACCATCATTTTGTCGCGTTTGATGTAGTACCGCTCTAACTGAGGGAAAATCTCGAAGAATTTTGTCAAAACCGAGTGGTTAAGCTGGTCATAGACGTTCGCCCCGATCAACCCATTGGTGTTTTCGCGCTGCATCTGGAGGTACGCCCAATAGCAGCCGACCGTCGTTTTGCCGCCACGGTTGCCTCCCATTGCAAAAATAAACCGTTTTTGCGAGGCTAACACCTGCTTTTGCCCCTCATGGGGAATGAAGTCGATAACCTGCTGCTCTTCCGAGCCTAAACTAAGCCTGGGTGGCATCGACGGCCTCCAACGGGTTCAAATACGTAACTTCCGGGACTTTTTCAGGTTGTGCCTGCCGATCCATGATAATATTGACCATCACTGGCAGCCGGTTATCCTGCTTGGCCGCACGTTTCTCGTATCCGCCCCGATCCAAGATTTCCAACGCCGAATTCAGCCGCACCGACTCTGATTTCGCCTCGGTCATGAGCGAAGCCAGCACTGCGAAGGCTTCCGGGGCAACAATTTTGAAATATTCCGTAATATCGTTCTGGTATTCGGCTGGAAGCATCCCATTCATCTCCTTCTGGAGATGGTTTTCGCAGACAGACAAAAGCCGTTCGTAAGAATCATTGCGAACATTCCCAAGTTGGTCGGGTGTGAGCTTCTTCGAGGGAATGCGGCGGCCGTCTTTCAGCGTAACCGCCTTGATAATCCCGGTAAACACCGAGTTATCGCCAACTTCCACCAATGTTTGCAGAGCATCCTTGCCCCGGCTCATATGGTAAAAGATCTTCCGCTGGCGCGGAGTCATTTTATCCATTACCTTCTGAAGATTTTTCATCTCCTCGACGATCTTTTGGCTGGACTCGACCGCCAAGGCAAGTTTTTTGCGCGTCGGTTTCTTCGAGGTCTCTTCCTGAATGACGGCATCAGTAGCCGAATGGAACATAGCCCTCCTTGTTCGCCCTCAGTATACCCTAACTACCCCCCCCTTGACAAAGGATTGCGGTTGCTCTAATCTATGAATTGGTTGGAAACAACCACTGAGCCAGGGCGCTACTCAAAAAGCCCTGGCTTTTGGTTTCCAAAGAGCTCTAATACATAGCAGATTGAGGCTGAATAGCGTCCGAAATGACGTTGCCTTGGGATATAGGCTATGGCATCGGCAGGGAATCTCCTTGGAATAGGAGATTGGGCAAGTTTGTCTTCTGCCTACGAACTCATTCGCCATAGCGGTGGCACTGGTGTGCACAGACCTCTCATAAGGGTCTCCGGTTGGTTCGATCCCATCCTCCGCTACCAGGGACATATCAAGAGACTACCCAATGACGGGTAGTCTCTTCTAATTTTTCGCGCCCGACGCACTTTTCCCCACTTGACACGCCAGCTAAATACAATGGTATAGTGCAGACATGAAAGCCACACGTCCAACAATTCCAGCAACTACCCAGGGCGCATTTGGCATTGACCAGATCACGAAGTCCCTCTAACCAGGGGGATTTTTTCGTCTTAACAACAAAGTCTTCCGCCCCTCGTGGGAACAGTGAGTTCAGCAGATGCAAGTGCTTGGTGGTTCTGGTATCTGCTGGCCAGGTTGTTTCCGTCCAGGGGGGGTCTACAGAATCTTGAATGACGCGCGTCCGTGAGAAGATCACGGTTAATAAGAGGCAAGACAGACATCCGCGCTCTCGGTATGCTGGGGATTGTGAGATATAGTCTAGGCATACGCTACCGACCCCGTGAAGACTATGCACCGTTTCAACAATAGGCGGCAGAAACAACCACCGCCTAGCCCATCAGGTAATCCACAAGAGGGATTTTTCTCTAACGGAGGATGAGTATGCCTCACTGACGCTGGAGATTCCGAGTTTTTTGCCCTCGCAAGGATGGGAGCCGACGTGCTCTGTTGAACCTAGAGAGCTGCATTACCAATCTAATCAATCGTTTTTTACCCCTATCCCTTATTTTTTGTGATGCCTTGAAGGGAAAAGGGGATTGGTTTTTGCCCCGTGTGTTGGTGGGGGTTAACGTATATAAAATTCAGAATTCCCCCATCGGCCTGATGTCGAACAATATACATTGTGCGACATGTTGTTCGGGTGATTTACAGGTATAGACCCGAACAACATACTAAACCATGCCAAAAATGACACATTAAAGTGCGCTCTCAGAATGTCAATATTACTTGACTGTTTGCGCGTGGTGGAAAACTAGCCCCTCTCTTCGTCCGTCCTTTAATCGTTGCATTTCTTCCATTGTTCGGAGTTATCCACATGCGGACAACGTATCCACAATTAAGCATTTAACGGCACTTTTCGGCTTTTTTGGTTCACTTTTCCACAGTTTAGGCCCAGAATCAGCGCAATCTGCTTATATTGTACCTGTACGACTAAGGAGGAGCCGGAAGCCCACCCGACTACTTGACAGGCCGGATCTAAAGGGCTACATTTGAACTATCGGAGCTTGCTTGACGGTACACGCCACAAGAGGGCAACGAGCACACGAGGAGGGCTAGGAGACCAGGAGGGACGCGAGCACGTCACCTATCGAAGTCTGGAGCTTCTAGCCTATCCAGTGGGCAAATATCAGCAAGGAGAACGACAAGGGGCACTATGTTATTTATCAAATACAATGATCCAGGCCACGGCTGGCTCAAGGTTCCGAAGCCCGTTTTTTACCGGCCAGAGTATACGGAAATTTGGAACAAGGTAAGCGGCTACAGCTACGAAGATCGAGACAACATTTACCTAGAAGAAGATCAGGACTTATATTTATTCGGTAAGGTTGCGGCGGCGGTGGCTGGCGTGACTTTGGCGGAATGGATCAAAAACAACATTGTTGACACTTTCACAGACGACAGAAGCAAAATTCGCGAGCTGGCGCGCTACCATGCGCCACAGGAGGCGACACTATGAAAACAAAAAATTCCTATGGCTGGAGATACTGGCACGAGTACGACAAAGCCAAACAGACCACACAAGAAGAGATGAGCCTGCCGCGGTCAATCCTCGGCGGCCTCCTTCTCTTCTTAACTCTCTATGTATTGGGCGCGGTCATTTACATGATCGGATAGGGGCAAATCATGACAAAGGAACAAGAAGAACAGGTACAAAGCGCAATGGATCGGGGCAGGGAGGCAACAAACCACGCCATTGATAACGCTAAAAGCTGGCTCGAATCTATCGCCGAAGCATTGGAAGCCTACCACAAGGCACGAGGGGCGAACGGTGACGACGAATGGGGCAAGGTCGAATTTGACGGGGAGGAGCTAACGGCGGACGGCATACAGCAACGAATCGAAGAAATGCCGTTAGAAATTGCCGTTCGTTCGGACTGGCACACACCAGGCACAGAGGCGGAAAAGCCGGAAGAATACCGTATTTTGTTGACAACTGGCGGGCCTGCATTGCGAATCATTGGCGAACTAGACGAATACAGCCAACCGGAAAGCGCGCGCCTAGAATGGCAAGACTGGGGGACACGCTGGACGAAATACCACACCACGACAGAGCAAGAAGAGCAACTGATTGAGTTTGCACGCTTCTTTTACTTTGGCGAATAGGCAAATACTAGCGAGGAGTCCGGCGAATGGCTCGGACTCCTTCAAAGGGGCAGACAATGAAAAAATCTCTAGTAGTAAATTCCGGCGGATGGTGTCGCTATCATAAAAAGCAATCAATCCACTACAGCATAGAAAAGGGGAATTTCGTTTATACTTGCGTAATCAGTGGGCGCAGGATACACAAAGATAATGTTTTGACGAATAAACCACGAAAGGGGCAATAATGGCACTTGTACGAGTCAAAGACATAAGCCGGAATCTGGCGCAGGCATTGGACAGCTTGCCGAAAAAGGAGAAAATAGCTTTTCGGTTGCGCTATCTGCGCCGAGAGCTACGGGAGGGGCGTTTAAGTTATTACGAATTGGCAGAACTGCAAAGCCTAAAAAAGTATATCGACCCTGGCGACACTGAATTATTAGAAGCCGCCGGAGTACCGGAAGGACAAAAGGGGTAATAATGGAAAGCGAAAACCACAAACACAGCTATATGATACCGGCTGAAATTCTCTATGAAGTGACAGAGGACGGCGGAATCATACACAAGACAGCAAGCGCGCCCATACTCAATTATGACGCGATCCAGTGCCTGGGCGCGCGCGACTGGTGCGGCGAGCCTGCGCCGAAAGAGTTTCGGGAGTTGGTAAAACATCGGGAGTTAGTAGCCAACACACCATACTAAATCATATATACCGGCTTGGACTGAACATCTAAGCCGGTTACAGCTTGCGCCTGGTGGGGGCATACCAGACGGCAGCTAGGAGGGGTACACCATGACACAAGAACGCATGACAGACAAAGAGAGCCGATATATTGGAGCGATTGGCTGGCGGCGGCTGGACGTAGGCAAAAGCCAACCTTTTACGATCATCGACGCGCGCGAGCAGCCGGACGGCTCGGTGGAATGCCTGTGCCGGTTTGTAAAAACGCAAAAACGCGAGATTATTTCCAATCGTGACATGTTCACATCGCCAGAAATCAAACAGTAACAGAGAGGCGGCTTCATTGCCGCCTTTTCTATAGGGGAGGTGCGGAGCTATGCGAAAGAAGATCCGAAGGTTACTTGAAAAGGAGGTGATAACGGTGGAGCAGGCAGGCGAGGAGTACATGCTCACCGCGAACCTAATCCGCCAACGAATAAAACGGCGAACTCTGCCGTATGTCCTGATCGAACGTAAGCATTTTCTGGATCGGAAGGACGTGGAGGCAATTAAGTACGGGAAAAAATTAGTAGTGGAGGAGGAAGAATGAACGAAGAAGAAACAACTCCCACCGAACCAACGCCTGCGGAGGAAACCGAGACACCTGAGATCGCACCTGAGCAGCCACGCCAGGTAACTGTCTTGGAGCCGATGCCAGCCTACAAAACGCAAGAGACGGGGGTAATGAACCCGGTCGAATACCAGCAAATGAAGCAAATCGCCAAGGATTTCCTCAAATCAAAGGCTTTACCGAGTGGTTTTGCCAATGAGGAGCAGGTCTTAGTCGCCATTCTCGCCGGTAAAGAAATGGGAATGCGCCCCTACGAGTCAGTCCGCAGCATGTATTTCGTCAATGGCCGTCTCAATATCTATGGTGATGCCATTACTCGCCGTTTGCGGACGCACGGCTGGCAGATCGAGTACAAGAATGAAAGCCCAGCCTCGGTGACTGCAACGGTATCTAAAGGTCACGAGACCTACACTGAAACCTATACTTTCCAGGAAGCAGAACAGTCCGGCTACACCAAGGATAGCTCCGGCCGGTTGAAGATTGGCTGGCGCGAAGGTCTGAATCGTCGGCTCAAGCTCCGCTATGGCGTACTTGCCATTATCATCAAGACGTACATCCCGGAGATTCTCGGGGAAGCGTCCAATATCGTCGAGGTCGAAGAAGATTTCACGCCTGACAAGCACACCTTCCAGATCGCAGGTGAGACAATCGTGAAACCCGACACTAAACCAACCGAGGATGCGCCTGAACCTGAAATTGTCGCTCAACCGCTTGCGCCTGTGAGCGTGGATGAGCTGATGAAGAAGCAGCCACGAGAGTAGATGATAAACTATATTTATTGTTTTTTCAAAGGCCACACTCCTTGTACTGCTGAAAGAAAAAAGAAGATCAAATATGCATTAAACATGTACGGATTAGACGCTTGGGGCTCAGATGCCTTTAGCAATATGAAAATAATGGATCAGCTAGAAAAAGAATTAGTTAGTTGTTCCAGATGTGGCCAGCCAGCCACGGAAGGAGTAGGTGAATGAGACCAATTAAGTTTCGAATCTGGGACACAAAGAATAAGCGTTGGTTCCACGGCGGTACTGACGAAGAATCCCGACGAACGCAAACCGATGCTATCAACCTATTTGGCGAAGTCATTATGTTCGGGGAAATCCTTAGAGATCAAAATACCGATGAAACTATCAGAATCGAACGGATAGAGGATTTGGTAGCTCTGCAATATACCGGCCTAAAAGATAAAAACGGCAAGGAGATTTACGAGGGGGATATTGTTTTCCTAAAAGGCGATCAACACTTCCCATTGAGCATGCAGAAGGATAATAGCTACCAGATAATCTGGGACAATGGTTGTTTTGTAGTAGAGAAACTAGGGAAGATCATTCTCGAGTCTTACACAACGCTAGGCTATGTAATAAGTACGATTGAAACCGAGATAGCAGCAAACGGTGCCACAGATACGTATATCGAGGTCATCGGCAATGTCTACGAGAATCCCGAGCTATTGGAGGAAAAATGAGATTGACAGTCGATACTGATGAGCTAAGCAAGCTCGCCCAACAAGCCGACCAGATCCTATTCGAGCGAGAGGCCGAAGCTAACCTGATTCGCCTTTTGGAGATCAAGGAGCAAGTCGAGGAAATGATTAGTGCTGCGAAAACCAAGATTGAGGAAACAGCCCTGGCAATCAATCCGAACTTCAAAGCCGTCATAGGCGAAAAAATCCGAGTTGGCTACCAGTATTTCGGCGGACAAAAGTATCTGATCGACGATTCCTACCTGCCCTACATTCCGTCTGAGCTGATTCTGGAGGAGACAAAGCGCAAGGTGGATATGAAGGCATTAGTCGCCTACGAACGTCAGTACGGCCATCTCCCTCAGGGAATTAAGGCAGCCAACCGCAACAAGTCGATCAGCTTCCGTCTGAAGAAAGACAAGGTGGTGGACGCACCGGAGGAGGAATAGTGGAGCAGCTCAGCGCAAGCTACACACTCCTGAAAGCCTGGGAGGACGGGCGGTATGAGGATGCTGTGAATGGATACTTTCGTCTCAAACCGCTCTACACCAAGGCAACTGAGGAAGGCAACCGCTACCACGAGATGTGGCAGCAGGAAGTTGATACATTCAAGCGAGTACCACAGATTTTCTGCAAAGATCCAGTGACGGGCTTAATTACCGATATGAAGCTGAACGCACCGAGAACCGAGCTACGTCTGGAATTCGAGGTGGCTGACTGGCTCAAACTGACCGGACGGATCGACTGCGACGACCCTGTGGATAACTTGGGGATAACTTATGACCTCTTCGAGTGGAAAACTGGCGTGACAGACGCACCGGACTATCTCGGAACGCGCCAGCCGACCCTGTATGGATTCATTGGGCATCTCATGGGGATCAAGTACCGCAAGGTGAGTATTGGTCACTACAATCAGCACGACCGCTACGCAACCTGGGCAATGGGCTGGATTACCGACTCTATGATCCGGGAAACGGGGGAGTGGGCGATCACAACTGCCGAAAAGATCCACAAGTATTTCACTGAAAATGGCCTCTGGAAGTACAATGCTAACAGGCTAGAAGCTAAAAGTAGGGAAAGATGAAGAAGAAGGTAGAGGCCGAACCTGAGCCTGGCTATCGCTACAATCCCAAGCAGGTAACAATCAGTAGCGAGGAAAAGTGCCTTTACTGTGGCACAAAGTGTCTGGCTTGGCAGGAACGCCAGCAGCACCCGGAGATTTATAGGAGGGGCAGTGAAAAGCGTTGAGCAGGTAAAGCTGATTATCCAAGAGATTGAAAATCGGATCAAAGAGCTAAACTTTCATCTTGAAAAGATGCCTCTCCATGATCGGAGCGAGTTAACCACCTACGCAGTGATACTTTCGATCCACAACGGTACAAGCCATCGGACTACTACCTTTCTAGCTGGAGATGACGTGCTTACAAGAGTTCTGTTAGATTACGTTCGAAGCCAAGTACCAAGCCCAGAAGAACTGAGGAGATCATATGAAGAGGACGTGCTCTAAGTGTGGCAGCGAGGAAATTAATTACCAATACCTCCACGACGACGATAGGCTCCGCCTGACGTGCTCAAGGTGTGAATATACCTGGCAGGAAGATCCGCTTGATAAGACTGAGGATGAGGATGTGGAAAACTAATGTTGACAGCGACTTTTGGCAAGCGTAAGCTATAGTTGAGTTTCACAGTATCACTGATAGAAAAACTAGATCTTCCAAAAGAGGGCCAAGGGAAACTTTATTAGCAAGCTCCCCTTTCGGCCCTTTTTCTTCTGCCTGACCTACTGATCCCCCACGATACAGGGAGGCAACATAAAACATTTCTGGCGCAGTTGCGCCGCACTGATAGTCTTAGGGCTTATCGTGCTTGCGCTGGCAGCAGAAAAAGCAGAGGGAGGGCAGACAAATGACAAAGACAGCACAATCGGAGAACCGACATTCTGTGCAACCGGATTTGAACGTGTCTGTAAAAAGGACATGGATCAGCCGGTTATTGTTTTGGTTGAATCCCGTTACGATGAGCAAAAGCGTCTGGAAGCAGATCGACTGGCTCTTCTTCGGAGAGACCAGGAACGACTACCATTGCCACCCAGACGGACACCCGTGCCGTCTGCCGATCCTGCACCAGACAAACAGCGAGTCATCGACCTTATCCGAGCAACCTCCGAGCGTTATGGTATTCAGCCGGAATTACCACTCGCAATCGCCCGATGCGAGTCGGGATACAACGCCAACGCAAAAAATCGCAGCTCGACGGCCAGCGGTGTCTTCCAGTACCTCGCAGGCACATGGGCGAACACCCCAGAAGGCAAAGCGGGTAAAAGCGTCTTCGACGCAGAAGCCAATATCGAGGCGGCAGTCCGCCACATCGCCAAAAAAGGCACGTCGCCCTGGAACGCCAGCAAGCACTGCTGGGCGAATTAAGAAGTAGGTTCGTAGTTCTATCGGGGCCATGCGCCCTGCGGCTTTAGGGTCTCCCTGCCCTGTACTCGCCGCGCCGACCAGCCATTTGCCCCGGCTGGTCGGCCTCGATAGGGATACGAACCGAACTCTCACCGGGGAGGGGAACGTACCCGATCCTCTAAAAGATAGCCCCTGCTTCTCACCGGGGTAGGGGCTATCTCAAGGGGGGTACATTAACAAGAAGGGGGTAGTAGCCATGAACTTTAGGGTATCCGCTCCACCCGACCAACCCCAACTGCTTTACGATGCAGTCCGCTCTGCTGCCCTCCTCGGCAACGAGAGGGTGGCCCACGACTTTGTAACCTGCATGAAGGAAGCGATTGGAAACTGCATTCGGCATGGTGCAGGCGTAGAGATCGAAATCATCATCCAGGTCGATAGCTGGCATATCCTTGGCATTGTCAAGGATCGTGAATCATCTTTCATTCCCCCGCCTTTTCCGACTCGGGAGCAGGCGAGAGACAGGATGCTGGATCTCCCACTTACTGCGCCAGGGGGCAGGGGTATCTTGCTGATGGTTCTGCTGAGCGAACGAGTCGTGATGCGGAACGACGGCGATTTCGCTGTCATCATGTTCTGGAGTGCAAAGGGGGAATCTACATGATGCACCCGGTGTATAACCGGCCGATGATGTCCTGCGATTTTGAGCTATCGGATCACCACGTCTTCTTCCCACGAGGGCAATACCGACTCAAATGGGAGCAAGAGTTCAGAGAATTGGAGTGCAATATTATTCGGAACATCCCGAGGTGGCTGCACGACATTCTCGATCAATATCCTCCGCCCAAGCCTTCCGATGAATTTATGCTGCACGTTCTCTCTATCGAGAGGGCGAAGAAGCGGCGTGAACGTGAAGAAAGAAAGCGGAAACAGAAGTTTTCCGGCTAACCCCAAAAAGACGATACAAACCCCTGAGGGAGTTCATCTCCCTCCTCTCTCGCTGAGCATGTAAGGAGTGGGTAGCGAGTGGGGACTTGAGGGGAATTAACTAGGGTCGATGACGCATCCACCAATGCTACAATTTGGCTCGCCTCCTTTGTCATGTCCCCACATAGACATCCAAGGAGGGCATATGACCATTACATTACGAGGCCGGGTGATTTCAAAGAAGAATAGCCCAATCCTGGTAAAAGGCCGGGCTATTCGCCTGCCATCCAAAGCCTATTCCGCTTTTCGTGATGCCGCATTGTGGCAACTCAAGAGTCATCGAGAGAGGTTTGTGAAACCCTTAGAGGTTTGTATCTCGTTTGAACTAAAAGGACGCATGGACGCTGATCTGGATAACCTCGTATCCAGCGTTTTTGACGTTCTCCAGGACTCGGGGATTATTACAGACGATAAATTAGTAGAGCGGTTGGTTGCCACTAAATCGTTGGGCCACAGCGATTGGGTGACGAACATTGACATTAGAGAGGTGTGGTATGAGAGCTTATCCAACGCACAAGCCTATCAACCCTGATGAGGAGAAATCATGTCTTGCCTGCGGTAAAGCGACTCCGCTGGGATGGAACCAGGGAAGCATACACAGCTTTCCAGAAGCGCAATCATTGTAGTCGTACCTGCGCCTTGAAGATTGCGAAGGACAAGTTATCCACAGATTGACCGAGTATGCCATATGTGGCATACTCTCATTAGGTGGGGAGTCCGTTAGTCTGACTGTCACAGACTAGGCTCCGGTGACGTGCCATCGCAGCCCTCCTCACTGCTATATCAAGGAGGATTTTGACTAAGAACTACAAGCGTGTCGTAATCTATCTGGATCAAGAAACGCACCAGAGAATGAAAATCTCGGCAGCTAGGGACGGCAAAAGTGTCTCGGCTCTTGTGCGAGATTTTTTCAGCAAGGCAATTTTGATTTCTAAAGACGAATTACCAGAAAGTTATCAGGGGGAATGGAGGGGCAATGCCTAAAATCTCTGTGTTATTGGCAGCCAGAAAGAATAGTAAGTACCTGGCGAAGTTCATTATGGGGTTGCTTACTCGAACTGAAGATCTGCACAATATCGAAGTCCTTACGATGCTCAACCAGGAAGATACATGGAATGATGAGCTTGTCTCGTTTATGAACCGGAATTATTATCCCGATTTTAAATTTTTCAGAGAGGATAGCGGCCTGGGGCGCGCTGGCCTCCACACCTATTTCAACGAACTAGCCACACACGCTACCGGCGACTGGATCATTTACTTCTGCGAGGATCACTTCATTATTATGGACAAATGGGATCAGTACATCCTTGATAAAGTCGAGGAATGGCAGCTCGATCCGCAGAAAATTTGGACACTTATCCCCAAGTTCGACAATATCTGGGCCATGAATCAGATCATTAGCCGGGGCTACTACAATGCCCTTGGGTATGTCGGGCGCAACGGCTGGATCGACAGCTATCTGATCGATGTGAATGTCCTGATTCCACAGGATCGGATTCGCCACTTCCCCGATGATATGTTCACTGATTTCACGCACTACCAGCCTTCCCCGATGTCTGACGAAATGCTACGACCGACTCTAAACGAAGAAGCGATTTCCCAATTACCGAAGTATGACTCAGACGAAAACCGCCGATTGATTGCCGAAGATGCAGCGAAAATCACTGAGGCTATTAAGGCGGAGAGCTTATGACCGACGGTTTTAAGATATATGTGCAACGAAATCCTGCCTGGGGAAGAATACAGTTATATATTGTTCAACGTGTCAATGGCAAAGTATATGCCGCGCAGCCTCTCGACCTTGTATTCAAAGAAATCAAAGAACCAGATCGAGCCATTAATCCATCAGCAACACTACAACTTGATGAAGTAATGGGGCGTGAGCTGTTTCAGGCATTGGCAGAGGCTCTAGACAAGGAAGGAATCAAAACACCAAGCCAACATAATCTAGTCGGTCAGTTAGACGCGACTAAATATCACCTTGAAGACCTACGCGAATTGCTCAAATTGAAGGGCGGCAGGCAATGAAAACAGCGTTTATAACCGGATTCACCGGCCAAGACGGAACCTTCCTCACAAAGTTTCTGCTGGAGAAGGGCTACCGAGTGATCGGCCTCACGCGCCGGATCAGTACGGAACCGCCGATGCGCCAGCGTGGAAAATTTGATTTTTCAGAGGCGTTGAAAGATGGTCAGCTCGTGCTTGAACCTGGGGATCTGCTCTCACGCAGCTCGCTAGACCGGATTTTGGAAAAATGGTCGCCGGAAGAGATTTACAACCTGGGGGCGCAAAGCCATGTCGGAACCAGCTTCACGCAGCCCGAGTTTACAACGGATGTGAATTACATGGGCGTAGTCAATCTTCTTGAGGCACTTGAAAGCTACACCGGCTGGCGCATGTACCAGGCTAGTACCTCCGAGATGTTTGGGGATGTGAAACCCGGTGCTGGGTCACTGAACGAGGAAACGCCCTTCAATCCTGTTAGCCCATACTCCATCGCTAAAACTGCTGCGCACTATTACTGCCGTATGAAGCGGTCGCAGGGCAAGTTTGTTGCCTGTGGCATCCTCTTTAATCACGAGTCGGAGATCCGAGGCGGCGATTTTGTGACGCAGAAGATCATCCGGGGGCTTCTTACTGAAACACCGGGTGAGGTTTTGGAGGTCGGTAATCTCGAGTCAATTAGGGATTGGGGCTATGCAGGTGATTATGTCGAGGCGATGTGGCTGATGCTTCAACAGGATAAGCCGGAAGAATTTGTGATCGGTACTGGCGAAACGCACTCAGTTAGAGAGTTTATCGAGGCAGCCGTTGGTGAGCGGTATAAAAGAAACGTCACTTGGCATGGCCCGGATCAGAAGAGGAGGTGTCGAGACTATGGATCAGTCAACGGCATAGAGATTGTCCGTTCAGTTGATAGGCTTTATCGACCTAACGAAGTTGGCTATCTAAAGGCAGATACCTCAAAGGCCAAGGGAATGTTGGGCTGGGAGCCAAAAACTTCTTTCTTGAGCATGGTAAGAATAATGATATACGCTGCGATGGAAGACCCAAGGCTAAGGCGAGTAACTGTATAGGGAGGCGAATGAACTATAAAGGTAAAAGAGTTGCGGTAACGGGCTATGGTTTTCTTGCAGGGGGTTTAATCAAAGCACTTATCGATATGGGCGCGGAGGTTTTTATTAACACTGGCGACCTGCGCGATACTCTCACATTTGCCAGGGTGGTCGAGATCGAGGATGGTGCTGTCAGGTACTCCAGGGATTCAGTCAGGGAGCTTAACTACACTTTTTCATACGTCTTTCATTTCGCCAGCCCCTCAAGCCAGATCTTGTTCAAGCGCAATCCTCGCTACTGCATCGACGTAACTTTGAATAGCTTTCTCGCAATTTCAAAGCAGTGCAAGGAAAATGGAATAAAGTTAATTTACCCCTCTACTGGCCTGCTCTCACAGGGCAAGACTAATGAGTATGCCTCCTGCAAAAAGATGTGCGAGGACATCCACTTAGCCGAAGGCATGGACGCTATTGGCCTGCGAATCTTTGCGACCTATGGCCCCGGCGAGGGGCATAAGCGTGACTATGCCAGTGTTCCCTACCTCTTCGCGAGGGATATGGTACGGGGCAGGGGGATCGAGGTATACGGTAATGGGACTTAGTTGAGGGACTTTATCTATATCGACGATGTGGTCATGGCGACCCTGATCCTGGCGGAAGAAGCCAACGAGAAGATTATCGACGTTGGCTCCGGCAAACCCAAGTCATTCAATGAAATAATCGACCTCATTAAAAAACAAATCCCAAATGCCGACTTTTTCCCCGCCCCGAAATTTATAGATGCGCCGACCAATTACATCGAGGAGACGGCTGCCGATACGAAGATTTTACACAAGTACTATCATCCTATGGTGGGCATGGAGAGGGGTATCAAGAAGTTGATCGAGCATCTTCAGGGGTACTCCGAAAAGCCCGAGACCGAGCACCGAATTGAACTTTAGGAGGCATATGATGAACGCAATAGTAACCACGACAATCAATCCACCTACTAAGGCACTTCTTAAATTCCACGAATTTGCCAAGAAAAATAATTGGGTACTGGTGGTAGTAGGCGATAAAAAGACCCCTGGCGACCTGTACGACGCTATGAGAGACGACCACCTCGTCTATCTGGAACCTGCTTGGCAGGAAATGAGATATCCCGAACTGTCGGACTTGATTGGGTGGAATTGCATTCAACGACGGAATTTTGGCTTCCTATGGGCATTAGAGGCCGGGGCGGAGATCATTGCGACGGTTGATGATGATAACATCCCTTACAAGATCTGGGGTACAGACATCTTTGTTGGTCGTACCGCTCGTGTTGATACCTGGGACACAGGGAAAGAAATCTTTGATCCGCTGTTTCACAGTCCAGAGTTTTGGCATAGAGGCTACCCAATTCAGTTACTCGACGACAGTAAGATCGAACCCCAACATCGCAGCGTCGAGAGCCGGGAGATACTTGTGCAGGCAGATCTATGGGATGGTGAGCCAGATATTGATGCTATCTGCCGTATAGTGCGGACTTGGGATGGGAGAATACCAGTAGAATACCGCCACAAGGATATTTATACTGGCCGGGAGATGGGGCCATTTAATTCCCAAAATACTTACCTGAGCCGCAAGGTTTTTCCAACTTATTTCCTTTTTCCTCACGTCGGCAGGATGGATGACATCTGGGCAAGTTACGTCACCCAGGCAAAGTTTCCGAACAGCGTGGTATATGGCCCAGCTACCGTGTTCCAGGAGCGCAATCCGCACGATTTAGCCAAAGATCTTGAAGCCGAGATGCTAGGTTACAAGCATAACCTAGAACTTGTACGCCGTCTGAAAGACCCAAGCCTAGGTGATTGGCAAGAGTTCCTACCTGATAAGGCTCGCGTTGCATACGAAATTTACAAGAAAGAAGTTAATAAAATAATCGGGAAGGAGTAACTATGACCGGATCATCGAGTTCTATCCAAGAGCGATGGACAAACAAACTACAAGCCGAACACGTCTACAACGAAGAAGGCAACCCGACTGGCGGTAGCACAAGGGGTGTGGGTCTTGAGATCAAGTGGCAGGACGGCCCTCTGGGTTGGGATTATGAGCGTAACACCTATCCTGAAGGCGTAGAGCCGAACGGAGCATTTATTGAGGACGTGATTCTGGCTGCCATCGACCGCTTACGTTTTTTCCAAGGCAGTAAGTTCTCGTGTCAAGAAAATGCGTTTACACTGACACATCTTGAGGAAGCTCTAATGTGGATGCAGCGGCGACACGATGTTCGAGTCAATCGGGGCGTTCAGGGCGACCACAAGGAGTAAGTGTGAAGATCTGCTACGTTAGCTGTCACTCAGTCCTAGATCAAGAAGAGGGCTTGCTTCTAAGGGAGCTAGGCCATGAGGTTGATATCGTCGGCTACGATACTGTAGTCGATCCTGAGCCATACGATACGATCATCTTTATGCATCTGCCTGAAAGCCTGGTGAAGCAATGGGAGACGATTAAACATAAGCGAGTCATTTTCCGGTCTATCGGCCAGTGTGTACCGCACCAAGAGAAAATGCTCCAGCCGCTTGTGGCGGAGGGGCTTCAGATTATTCGTTACTCGCCAAGGGAACGAACCATTGGTGACTATGCTGGGGAGAACGCCATGATTCGTTTCTACAAAGACCCCGAGGAATTCAAGGGCTGGAATGGGAATACTGAGCAGATCATAAACTTTACACAATCCCTAAAAGAGCGAGACGAGTTTTGCGGATACGACGTTATTATGAAGGTAATCGACGGTTTGCCAGCCAAAGTTTATGGCCCCGGCAACGATAATCTGGGCGATCTCTGGGGGGGCTACGTCAGCCGCGAAGAGCAAGTAAGGGTTCTCCAAAACAATCGTGTGTTTATCTACCATGGGACATGGCCTGCCAGTTACACCCTCTCGCTCATGGAAGCAATGATGACCGGCATCCCTGTTGTAGCCGTTGGCCCCGGTCTGGGAAATGGTAAAAAGTTTTTCAATAATCAGGACACCTACGAAGTCCACGAGCTTCTCGGGCATCAATACTGGTCGGACGACGTTGATACCCTAAAGAAGTACGTCTCGGATTTTCTCAACGATTATGACCTGGCCAAAGAGGTTTCCAAAATCCAACGAGATAGAGCGATTGATTTGTTTGGCAAGGATTGGATCAAGGAACAATGGCGGCTATTTTTGGGAGGGCAAAATGGATGACTTCGTGTATTTCGGCAACTGGTTCGATAAATACCGTTTTCTGTCAGGCGAACGCTATGTCACCTTTAAGGCAGCCCTGAACCTTTTGCGCCAACAACAGCTAGTCCGAAGTCATATACCGTATATTCTTGAGACAGGTTGCGCCAGACTCCAAGACGATTGGGGCGGTGGGATGTCGTCTTTATTGTTCGCTGAGTACGCCAAAACATACGTTGCACATCTAGTCTCTGTTGATATTTCTGAAGAATCTTGCAGTATGGCTCGTGAGATTCTCAAAGATTTTGACCCAACGCTCTACACTATTGTCCAAGACGACTCGCTTAATTTTCTTGATGAGTCAGTAAAATACCTCAAGTCATCAAAGACAAAGGTTGACCTTCTTTATCTAGACTCCTACGATTACCCTTATGGGGAGCTGTTAAATGAATACGGCGGCCGGGAAGATATTGACGCTGCAATCGCTACCCTAAGCTCTATGACAGAATCTGAAATTGTTGAGGCGCATGGAGATATTATTAGGGGTTCGCAAGAACACTGCCTCAAAGAGATCCAGGCAGCTATGCCGCTTCTCCATGATAAAAGTATTGTGCTGATCGACGATAACGCCTTACCTGGCGGTGGCAAGCCGCGCTTAGCAAAACGATGGCTGGCAGAACAGGGATGGACGTGCCTGATTGATAGCCAGCAAAGCCTGTGGATAAAGCAATGAAAATATTGAATCTTTACGCTGGTATTGGCGGTAATCGCAAGCTGTGGGGTGATGAGCACGAGGTAACGGCTATTGAAATTGATCCAACGATAGCTATGGTATACCGTAAGCTCTATCCCAATGATAAGGTGATTGATGTAGACGCACACCAATACTTGCTCGATCATTTCCAGGACTACGATTTTATTTGGAGCAGTCCGCCATGTCCGACACATAGTCGAGCCAATATTAGCTTGCAAGGATACGGCATCTATCGTTACCCTGATATGACACTGTATCAGGAAATTATCTTTCTCAGACACTTCTTTAAGGGTAAGTGGGTAGTCGAGAATGTCATTCCATACTACAAAACCCTGATTCGCCCAACGGCAGAGATAGACAGACATCTTTTCTGGAGTAACTTCGATATAATAAGCCGCGATCTTGATCGTGGGTATAATGTCAACCGGGCGACAAAGGAATCTCTTGCCCAATGGCATCGGATAACGCTACCGCAGGGGACGAAGAACCAGCGGAAGCTATTGCGTAACGCAGTCCACCCCCTTATTGGTAGCTATGTGTTGGAAAGTAGCAGGGGGAATCAATGAAAATCCTAACTGACTTCCATCACGACGGACTTTTGGAATCGCTCTACCTGCTATTTGAAGATCGCCTGGGGCATGAACTGTACCGTCCAGTAGGCATGGATTGGTTCATCAACGGCTTGTGGCTCATTAACGACGCAGAAGAGACGGCCCGGCAATATCTGATGCCGGATTTTCTACCGCCTTACGACTATCCGCCGCTGAACAATGATCTTATGGATAAGGGCGGCCACTATCAAATCAACTGGTATGGGAGGCTTCAGCGACTCGTGACCCTGGAACAATTCAGGGCTATGCCGTTCGACATTGTAATCGCCAGTTTGCCTCAGCACATCGAACCATTCAAAAAGCTCGCTGCCGAAAAAGGTGCAAAGTTTATCTTGCAAATGGGTAATAATTGGGAAATCCCGAACGACCCAGATCTTAACATTTTAGCTTCCATCGCACCAAAACCGACCGATTCTAACGCGATCTTTTATCACCAAAACTTCGACACAAGCATTTTCTACCCAACACCAGTCGATCCGTCCGGTAAAAAGATCTACAGCTTTGTGAATTGCCTACAGAGTTATCCACAGGCATGGCAGGATTACCTTGATATTAAGGGTCGCATGGAGCCGCTAGGCTGGGAGGTGAAAGCCTATGGGGGGCAAAATCCAGACGGTAATATCAACGGCAACGATGCCCTTGCTAATAAAATGCGTGAGGCAACATTCATCTTGCACATAAAGCCAGGAGGTGATGGCTATGGACACATCCTACACAACGCCTACTCGGTCGGGAGACCCATTATTACCCGAAGATCATACTATGAAGGACAACTTGGTGGAGATCTTATCAAACCTGGAACTTATGTTGAATATACAGACACCGAACATTACCATTTCATCGACCCTATATATGCAAGAGAAATGGGAGAAAGAGCAGGGAAGGCTTTTAAAGAAGAGGTCGATTTCGACCGAGAAGCTAAGGAGGTGGCAGAATGGCTAACCAAACTAAGATAAGGGTGCTGTGGTATTCGGAATTCTTCTGTAATACCGGATTCGCAAATGTAGCTCACAATATCGTGAGGCAACTAATTAAATCTGGCAAGTACGATATCGACGTAGTGGGCCTGCACTACTTTGGCGAACCATACGACCACGAAGAATGGCCGATCCGGGTTTTCCCATCACACATGCCTGCGCTCTCGCATATTCAGGCATACAACGACTATCTCGGGCGGCAGCGGACACTCGACCTGCTTTCCACAGGCGACTACGATATATTCTTTACCCTGACCGACACTTTCAATATGGCTACTTTTGGCCCCAAAATTGCTGAGACGCGTAACCAGCTCCAAAAAAAGTTCAAGTGGGTTTCCTACGCACCTTTGGATTGGGAACCGAAAAAGGAATGGGTTGAGTCTGGCGTTGCTCATGCTGACTTCCCGGTTCTTTACACCAAGGATGGCGAATCCAAAGTGAAAAAGATTAACGATAAAATTGCCACCAGGGTAATTCCACATGGTATCGACCTTGAATCGTTTAAGGTAGTTAATGATGACCGCAAAAAGACGTTCAAAGAGCAGTTCTTCGGTAAGGATGCTACCAAAAAGTTTGTCGTCACGAACGTCAACCGCAACCAGCCGCGCAAGGACATTCCCCGAACGATTGCTGCCTTTAAGCTATTCCATGACAAATATCCAGACACCCTGCTCTATTTGCATATGGAGGCGGTTGAGACAGGCGGCAACCTGCTTGAAGTCGCCAAGCATTTCGGTCTCCAGGTCGGCAAGGACATTTTTTTCCCTGGTGGCTACAAATGGGATTTTGGCTATCCAGTTGAAGTATTGAACGACATCTACAATGTTTCGGACGTGATTATCAGCACGACCACCGGCGAAGGCTGGGGATTGTCGCTTACTGAGGCAATGGCAACCCAGACCCCTGTAATTGCACCAGACAACACCAGTGTCACCGAGATTCTGGATGATGGTAAGCGCGGCTGGCTGGTAAAGAATCCTAACCCACAGGATTACTGGATGCTTCACGACCCCGGCGATCTCGCGCGCGTCGTCCCGATCACCAGCGTCACAGGAACTGCCGAGATGTTGGAGAAAGTTTACAACGACAAAGAACTTGTCAAGGAAAAGGTTGACTTGGCTTACAAATGGGTGCAGGAACTTACCTGGGATAAGGTCGGGCAACAGTGGCTCAAGTTATTTGAAGAAGCCTACGATGTGCTGCTTAAAGATAAATGGGTAAGCGAAGCCAAGGTCGGTCGCAACGAATTGTGCGCCTGTGGCTCTGGACTTAAATCGAAGAAATGCCATAATAAATAGGGACGATAAGTCGGTCAAGCAAAAAACACCCCCAAAGGGGTGTTTTTTGTACTCCTGTTATTTCGTCCAGGATCAATTCTGAGAGGCGTTGTTAGCTTCGACTGGTGCAAGACTCGTCTTGGCAGCCTCTTTGAAGTCATGGTACAGCGACGTAAGAACCGTAGCCATCGTAGCCTTGACTATGACGGCTGTTAATTGCGTTCCATTAGCCACCTCGTCCGCCAATGTGAGAATTGTCTGCACTACAAAATTTAATAGCGTCGATGCAATGACGGCTACTAAGCCGGACTTAATCCAACCCTTCTTCTCCATCCACTTCACGCCGTTACGGACGAGCAGGGCGGAGAATGACACATCTGCTACAGAATTCATATTCCTCCTTACGGAAGCACGATTATTTGATCCGGGAAAATGAGATCTGGATTCTCAATATTATTCTCTTCAACGATCTCACCGACCTTTTTAGCAATCTCGCCCGCATTAGTTAGGCCGTACTGCGCCTTAACGATATTCCAAAGACTGTCGCCCTTGACGACTTTATAGGTACGAGCAGGAGTCTCTGGCTCCTCTGGTTGCGGCTCAGGTGTAGGTTCTGGCTCAGGCTGCGGCTCGGGCCGTCGATCAATGGCGGCGGTACGGATACGCCCTGTCTCCATAAATCCGGCCGGAGGGCGAGTCGCTGCATAGAACGGATCGTAGACTTGGCCTGTAGACATGTCTTTGAGAACCCAGTGCTGATATTTGCCCCAAATACCTTGTATGAAAGCGTAGCCACCGCCCCCAAAGTGGAACTGCGGATAGGCTTCACCGATTTTGGCCCAAAGAATAAGGCCGTCCTTGGTAAACCCACCATTATTATTGAGTGCGCCGACAAGATCACCGGGCGTGACACCCCAACCAGCAAGCGTGAGAGCTTGCGCTACGGCTGTGATAGTACAACCCCAATGTTCCATCGTGAGACCAGATTCCCCAAGCTGCATCGCTGCCCACCGGGGATCTTTTTGGGAGTATATTTCCATACCCCTCCTTTCCTTACACTGACTGTAGCACTTTTTTACCAATCTCAACAGCCTTGTCAGGATTTTTCTCGAAGAAGACCTCTAGAGCCTGAACGATTATGTGTTGCAGGTCGCCATTCTTAGCTATGAGATCTTTAACCTTGGTCTCTAAAACAGCGATTTGCTTTTGCTGCTCAGAAGTAATCTGCTTTAGGGCATCAATTTCTTCCTTATGGGTCTTGAGTAGCTCGGTGAGGGATTGGTTATTTTCCTTGAGTGCGTCGGCTGTTCCTTTTCGGTATTGCGCCCACGCAAAAGCTATAGCAGCGATAATCGCCCCTATAGTCAGCCCGATACTAAGTATTAGTTGCGGTAGCTCGTTCATACATATCCCTCCCTATTATACTAACCCTACAAATCAGACACTTCAGTGTCGTCGGACAAGGTGCGTGTAAACCTCGTCCGCTTTGCTGCTTCTCGGCGTTCGCGCGCTAACCGAACTCGTTTCTGGAAGGGTGTCTCCTTTGAGGCTAGATCGGGGTACATACCAACCAGTCGCTTATCCGCTTCCGCAACCGACTCTGATTTCACTTTTTTGAGGATACGTCGCTTATTCTCGTCGTCTGAATCTTCATAGAAGCTGCTGGCAATTGCCTCAGTCATTTTATCATGGACGACCTCGCCAAAAATATGCTGATAGTACATCGACTGTTCACCATCAAGATTATTGCCATTTACCTTGTTATCCACAGCAAGATTTTGGTCTAGTTTAAGCAATTCGGCCGTAACCATGTCGCCCTTGTCACTTGTCCAGCTTAGACCATAGATCGCATCCTTGGGGATCTTCTGACCAAAAACATCCAGGCGATACTTCTGCTCGCCAAAGATCTTATTGGCGACTGGTGAAAGGATGGGGTTGGAGTAGAGACCAGCTCGTTTGGCAAACTTCTGGCCAAAAGTCTCTGCCTCGGTTAAGAAGCTACCCTCCCCAAAGAATGTAGCGTAATAATCGTTAGCATTGCGGACAATAGCCGGACTCATAACAGAGGCCAACGATCCAAGGAAGTTCGGAACGTAATCTTCCAGTTTGCGACTGCTACTAAACGCATCCACAAAGTCTCTGACACCCACCATAAAAGACTGATTCAGTTCGGCGGTCGCCCAGTTGAGCGTACCCGACCACAAGGCATCAGCCTTGGTGATGGTCTTGTTATCGAAGTGGTATTTGTCACTGACTTCGCCAGCGATGGCTAATGAACCACTCAATGGCCCCATATAGACAAGGTATGGAACCCATTTACCACCAACCTTGACGCTGTATGGTTTTGCGCCAGTCGCTCGCCAGACGGCCTGCTGTTGAGGGGTGGTCGGGCCTGCGCCAGTGATAAAAATATCTTTTTGGTCTCCCTTGATTCCCTCATACACCTTATGCGTTAAATAGCCAGCAAGCGTTGTCCCGATAACCAGCTTGCCAGCAGCCTCATAAACCTGACGTTGGGTAGCGTAGTCTTTGGAGAAGAGCCGTTTCGTGATGCGGACAAGTGCCATCGGCGTGTAGTCAAGTTTCATATTCAACGTGTTGGCTGCCGTTCTGGTAAATGGAGCAACCATCGTGGAGATAACCTTGACGGCAGTATTTTTGCTGTAGCGACCGCTCTGAATAATCTTTTCCGCCGCGCCAACTGTCCCCTCTGGATCATTACGTTTGGCGAGACGATCCAGTTCAATTTCTCGGGCCGTAACCACCCGATCACCCATTACAACCGAGCCAGCCAGTTCCGCCTCTTTAGCGGTTGCACCCTTACGGAGTGCCTCGCGCCGCGTTATGCCAGCCTCGATCTCTGCTGCACCGCCAAGCGTCACCGAGTCGATAGTGTCCCAAATCTTACCAAAAAACGAGGATGCCTTGCCAGCCAGGTTGTCGCTTTGCTTGGTTATATGCTTACTAGTTTTCAGCCCCTTCCAAATATCGGATACCTCTCCGAATCCCTTGCTGGTTCCAGCGACAAAATCGAGTAAGGGCAGTAGTGCTTCCTGCGGATGAAGGATCGCATTCACGAGAGCCTTTGACGTGCTCTCAAAAATGGCTGTCGGGATGTTATCGGCGGCAATACGCGCCATTGTGCTGACACCGGAGAGCGTGGCAGCATACCAATAGTCAATGAACGTACTGATAGCTTTCTGGGGAATCGACTGGTCAATCCGCGCACCCTGTTCAAGCGGTGGCGTATCGGGATCTATCTTTCGCAGGGCTTCGGAAGATTTCTTTAGAGCTTCTTCATACTCAATGTCATCAACCGCTTCCTTGATTTGGTTAAGGGTGCGACCGACTTCAGTATGAATACCTTTTTCGTTTGCCCGAAGGATGTTTAGTTCGGCATACAGGTCTTTCCACTCCCTGAGAGCTTCTGGAGTTTTTAGCTGATCGTATCGTGCCTGAGCATCGAGGACTTGCCTTGATTTTCTGGCAACAACTCGCTTGGCTGCTTCAATACCCTCAGCGGTAGTGGTCGAGCCTGGGCTGACGACCTGTAGTTCTTTTTCCACGTTGTCTAGGCTTTCCACCCGGACATCGACGTTCTTTTTTACCTCTTCACGAGAAAGGCGACCCCCACGCTGTTGCTTCAGCCGTTCTTGAAACAGCGGTGATTTTTCAGTCTCCCGAGCCTGTTTTTCCAGGGTCGGAGATTTGCTTGTTTCAGACCGATACTGTGGTTCCACATATTCACCAGTACCTTCCGGGCGATTGCCCTGAAGGAACAATGACTGCTGCGTGGCCTTCATCGGTGTGGCTGGTGTATCAGTCGAGATGGATGGTATCCCATTTTCCTGAATCGTGCCGGGAATCGGGGTTTCGGTCTGTACCCCCTGAGTACGGGAAGCCTTCAGTTTGTCAGCAAAAGAGATATTTTTGCCAGCAAAGTTGATCTTGCCTGCTTTCAGCTCAGCCTCAGTTGCATCCTTAGCAATCTGCTCCGCAGCCAGCGGCCCAAGTTTCTCCTGAGTTTGCAAGGTTGTTTTCAAGGCTTCGCGTCGGCCAGCAAGTTCGTCGGCCATAATGGCGGCGGCGTTCATCTGGTTGACGGGCGTAACCGGCAGCATATCGCCAAACTTTACCTGCATGAGTGTGACAAGATCAGTGTGTTTGTCACGAAGTTCTGGATTCGTCATCACTCGGCCAATAGCAGCAGCAAACGCCTCTTCGTCAGTATTATATTTATTCCTGGAAACGAGCGGTTCCCACTTTTTCCGATATGCGTTGACAATATCGACACCATCCTCGTCGCGCATCTTCTTTACGACAATATGAGCTGCTTCATGCCAAGGAGTGTCGCTAGTCTTCCGGGCCGGATCGAATGTGACAATCTTAGCCGAGTGGTTGATACTGCCGCCTCGACCGTTGACTGGGCCTTCCTTAACCTCATAGCCATTTCTTTTAAATAGATCCTCCATCGTGCCAGCGACGAGAAGATTATCACCATTCTCTTTGATGCTCTTGTCGAGGCTACCTTGAACTTTTCGCATGACATTTCGCTCGGTAGCAGCGACATCTTGGGTAATGCCGTCAATGTTTCTCTTGAGGTGAATATCGGCGTAAGCGCGACTTGCCTGTTTAGTGGCCTGCTCGACCTGTCTTTTAGCTCGCATCCATGAAATAGCCTTGTTCCCACCTGCACCAGCCCCCCTAATCACCATTGGGAGAGCCAGACCGATAGTACTGGTTTCCTTCCAGTTTTCAAAAATCGGCCGATCAGCCTTCATGTTCTCTGCGATATTAAAGGTATTAGCCGCTAAAAGATCTTGTGTAGCCGCGCTTAAAAGGTATCTCGAGGTCTGTTTGAGCGATAGTTTTGCGCTCTCTTTAGCAGCTTGCGTGACTACCTCTTGGCCAAGATTCTTCATCCCAACCTTGGTGAATCCCTTAACTAAATCATCTCCCACGCCCGATGTGAGGATGTTCGCCCCCATTTCGAGCAAGCCAGCCGTCCATTCCCTCAGATTGCTGTGATGCGCCATCAGATAGTTGGCCGGGCCGGAAACATTTTGAAGCTGAGTAATCATTGACCCTGCGCGAGCTGCGCTGCTGATCTTGGCCGCTGCGCCAATCGCTCCGGTGACGGCCCCTGCGCCAAACTGCACGAGGTTTGAGGTAATATTCTCAACAGGAGTATTAAAGTTGTAGTCGGCATCCTCAATAAATTTTCCGAGCCAACGATCTACTTTGTTAACTAATGGCTCTTGCTTTGGTTCTCGCAATCCAGCTTTTCTTCCCATCTCATTTAGCTTAACAAGACCACCAGTGGCAAGTTTTGCAGGCTGGGCGACAATATAGGAAGCACCCTTAAGAACGCCGATGCCAAGCTGCTCTAAGAAGCCTGGGTTCTCTTGGCGTTGTACCTCAAGTGCCTCTGGAGTGGGTTGGCTGAGGCGGTTCACATAGTCAAGACGTTTATAAGTATTAGGGAGGCCAAACTCTTTCTGTTTTTCATCTTCGACAGGAGTCTTTAGAAATCCCTGAAACCGCTCGGCTAACTGCTGCTTTTTCTCTACTGTATCTGCATTATAGAAATTCAGATCCGCCATTACCCCCCCAATCCAAACTCTGCGAGCTTTTCTTTAGGAACATCATATGGCTCGTAGCCACCCATTGTCCAAAGTCGGCGGAAGGCATCAAGGGCGACAGCTCCATTGCCGCCGGACATTTGAAGGACTTTATTAAAGGCGTAATTCATTTCATCTTGGGAAAGTTTTTTATCCCTGCCCTTTTCTGGGATCAGTGCATCCGCCTCTGATAGTGGGTTGGTTTCGCTACTCAAGACATCGTTCACAACACGCTCAACATCATCGTTGAAGGCTTTGTTGATTGCTCTTATTTCAGCAGAACTAGCTCGATCCAGCGCAGCCGCAGCGGTTGCAGCCGATGTGCGCGCATTTGCCTCAGAGACCGCCAGGCGACGCTCTGCTTGACCTAGCATAATCTCATCCTTGGCAAGCTGTGCCTCATAGCGACGCTCAGCTAGATCAAGACGCTGTTGTTCCTGAACGAGTTTTATCTCGTCAATCATACGCTTGTACTCGGCGGCTTCGGCCTCGGTTTGAGCATCGAACATCTTTTGGGCGAGTTGGTTGACCTCTTTTTCATGACTTTGTACGAGTTTGACCATCTCAAGTGCCGTATCCATTTCGTATTTCTTACCCTCTGCACGATATGCCGCTGCCTTATCATAAAGATCCGCAACACTTCCCTGAAGCTGGGTGGCAACATCTTCTTGCTTGACGTTATATCGGCCAGCAATTTCAGTGATTGTATTCTGAAGCTGATCTTCTTGGGCAGTGACAGGGGCGCGGAACGACCCTTGGGCATTCTCAATGCCAGCCCCAGCAAGCGCAGCGCGCGCTTCGCCAATCCGTT